TACTTGAGAATACTGTGGAAACACCAGAAGCACTAAAAGTAGTAACAGAAGCAATTCCACCAATTACATTGGTTGCAATTCCAGCAGTACTTGCATATCCAATACTATTTGTTATATTTGTTCCATCTCCAATGGCACTATAAATTTCACTAAAGTTACTATTAATCTTGATAGCACCTTGAGACAAAGTATCTCCAGTGCTATCATTTGGTGAGGTTCCAGTAAATATTCCTAGTTTCGCCATTATTTAATAGACTGCCTTTTTGTTTATTTATGTTTTAATTTGAGTCGAATGTAACTGTAGTCAAATCAAATGAATTCCAAAGTGTATCATCAAATTTTTTGTTTATACCATAAGCAAATGTATTTTCCACAGATGTATTTGCTATTCCAGTTGGGTTAAACTCCGAAATTGTTCCAGAATATAATATTTTTTGACCTGTTTGGAAATTATGATTTGGAAGATTAATTATATCATTGTCAATATTAACAACACTATTGGAAGAACTATTAAATTCACGATAAAATAAAGGTGTTCCTTTACTAGTCAAACTAAAAGATTTAATTCCAACAACAGAATTTCCAGGAAGTCTTCTTCTAATTTTTACATTAGAAGTTTGGGTTCCGTGATTTAATTTATGTGGAAGATTCAATCTTACACTTCCAACACCAATTTCAGTAATAACAGTATTGTCTGGAATAAGTAAAGTGGAAAATCCAACATAATCACCAACATTTAAATTATCAGTAGTAAGATTTATATAATATGGATAAAAACTATCAAATGATGCAGATGTTGACGCAATTGAAATATATTCATTTGAACCATTAAATTTATCACTTATATCATCCATCAACAAAACTTTATTTGTTTTACTCAGAATGTATGGTTTAAGTGCTCGTCCAAAAATAGGTCCAATTACACCAACACCAGCAACGTTTGCTTCTGCTGCTCCAATATTTACCCTTTCGATAGACCCATCTTCAAATAAACTTTCTTCATCTTCTGTGACTAATGAGAAATTATTTCGGTTATAAAATGATGACAAATTATCAATATTTACAACTAAATCTAATGTAGAGTTTGCAATTCCAACCTTTAGATTTTTTGTTGAAGTATATGAAATAGAACTAATTACATCCAAATCAGAAAATTCTTTAAATCCTGCTGGATGAATAATAGAACGAACTGGTTCTTTCCATACATCATAAGGAATTTCACCCTTAATTGAATATGAAAATTTCTGATAATAAGAATTATCAGAAATTCTTTGTTGATAATTATTTAAAAATCCAATTTCATTTCCAGCATCATTAACTTTGTCTCTTATAACTCCAAGTGTTGATTTTAAGTTAAATTTATTAACAAATTCAACAGTACCATTTAATAATGATTTTTCACCCTTTAGTTTATTTCCAACTTCCAATTCACCTTTTGCACCAATTAATCGTAATTGGTTAATATCGTTATCCCAACCATTTTCCATGACGGTTGCGGAAAATACTGAATTTCCAACATTATCAAATCCAGTAACTTTTTCACCTGAAATATAACTTAAATCATCAATGAGAACCATCTCAAATTCTGGCATATCCTTTTTATTAATAACAACTCCATATCCATAAGTATTGATATAATTGCCTTCAAGATTGTCTTGATTGAGATTTAAATTATCCTTTACACCAGTCATACTAAAAGTCACAGTAAAGTTTTCTGAACTTATTCCAGTTACAGTAAAAAACTTATATCCATAATCTTTTGAATTGAAATTATCTTTTGTTTTATCTTGCTGCCTACATTTTTCTATAAAAATTTCATCTCCAATAGCAAATGGGAATATAGTTTCAGTTTTTCCATATCCTGTTGTAATTAATGGATACAATTGATTATCATTTAGTAATTCTAAAGTAACTATAGAACCATCATTTGTTGCTACAATATCATCAATCTCATATCCATTAGAATTGTTTATAGGTACAATTCTCAATGGTGTTGTCAAATCATTAGTATTTTCAACAACTTTTACTCCAACAATACTTCCACTTTGCAATTCTGCAGATAACTTTATCTTATCATTCCCAATAACTTTAAGTGATGGTGCAGTATTATATCCTTTCCCTCCAGTTGTTATGCCAACATAATCAATTCTTAAAATATCTTTAATTTGAACGATTGCTGGAGCACTTAAAAATGGTGTTAATGTGATGTCAGTTGGGTAATTAAATCCATCTTTAACTCTTTCTAAATGATTAACTTTTCCTATTGTAGAAGATGATGATTTTAGAATTGCATTTTTACCAGAAATAGTTTCAATTGAAGAAATTTTTGGTAATTTTGTATATCTTTTTCCACCAAAATTAACTTTTATTTTTGATATTGAACCAGTTGCATTCGTGGAATTTGTATCATAAAAAATAGTAGATACTCCACTCGAAATTGTGTATAATGTATTTTCTGGTTTTGTATTTAAATTAAACTTAAATGCAGTACTTCCAATTCCTATAATTGGATATTCATTATTAAATGTGCTAGGAACTATTTTAATTCTATTATTTGCAATAACTTCTGTATCAGAAGAAATCTGGAATAATTCAGAAAAAGAACTTTCTGATGGTATTAAATTGTAATATATTTCATTTGGAACATCAGTCGTTTGAGTATTTAATTTTCTATTATTATTGTCAATATATTTAAAACTTTCAATTTCTTTAACAAAATTTGGATCTTTATATAATCTCAAATCCATCCCAGAAGCATCACTCAAATCAAAAGTTAATGAATCTCCTTTAGTTAAACTAACTGATGGATTTATAAGTGCTATACTATGAGTAGATACACCAACACTTGTGAAACTAATGCAAGTTCCAACAGTTGTATCATACAGATAATTTGATAATTTTATTTTATCTGGGTCTTGCTTTAGGATATAATAAGTTTTATTATCATCCAATCCACCAATAACAGTATTACCATTAGTATAATAAACAACTTTATCACCAGTTTTTAATTTATTATCAATTATAGTAATTTCATTTGTTTGTGTATTTACACCAACCGAAGAAGCATTAAAGTTAATTTTGTCTGTTGTAATTTTTCTAAGTTTGGAATCATATCTTAATTTTATTGTATTGGAAAAACTTGGATATACATTAAATTTTATTTTATCGTCTGTTTCCAGTCCGTGAGTTTGTGCGGTTGAAACAATAACAGAGTAATTTTCAAAAGTTCCAGTAATTTTAGAATATTGTGTTGTTAATGAATGTGCTAGTCCAATATTTGTTGTTGGTGAAAAGAAGTATAATGAATTATTTGTTGTTCCAATTCCTGTGATTGTTGTGAATCCCAAAGTGGATAATCCAATATAATCGTTTCCTAAATTGACCGCATATACTGTTTGGTTTTGATTTATTCTAAATGTAGAACCTGCACCAGTATTTGATACTATGATTCCAGTTCCACCCAATCCAACATTATAAGTTAAAGATTGTCCTGTATAATATTTGTGATTTGGTAAATAAATTGAACGAGATGGAACAAATTTGTCATATATTGATCTTTGAATGGAAACAACAGTGGTAGATATCCCACCACCAAGACTGTGATTTGGTGAAATTTGGATACTTCCAATTCCAACACTTATAATAGTTGTTCCAGCAGAAACATTAGTTCCAGAAACATAATCACCAATTTGTAATGCAATAGTATTAATTCCAATATAATTGGTTATTGCTGCATCAAATGAACCAAAATCAGTTTTAATACCAACAAGTTTGTAATAATTTGTTCCACTAGTACCTATTCCTATTGTATTAGTAGGATTGAAGTAAATAGTTTTGTTTTCAATGATAGTATCATCATACTGTGAGGCATTGAATGTAAATGTATTGGGAAGCAATGCCACAGAAACGATACCTACAGTATGAATTCCAGCATAATTTTCATATCGATTTACAAATAATTTTGACTCAGAAGATGATATATCAATAACTCTTAAAGTTTCTGTACCAATTTTAATTAAGTTATCAACTTCAAACCCAGAAATATCATTTACACTAATATGAGTTGTTACACCAGTAGTTGATTGATTTGGAACATCATTTATTAACCCAACAGTCTTTTGATTTACTAATACTTTTTTAAATCCTTGGATATAATTATAAGGACTAGAAGAAATAGAAGTAACTAAAATTTCATCATTTGTAATCAAATTATGAGGTATTTTTGCAATTCCTTTTACTCTAGTTCCCTTTGTGATAAAAGTAACACCAGAAAAAGTAGATACTCCAATTTGAATATTTGAAACTTCTTTTCCTTCAACTCTTGATATTGCAGCAGATATCCCAGTTCCCCCAGAGGTTAAATTATCAAAGACAAGATTATCTCCTGTTTTGTAATCTTGACCTGTATCATAAATTGATATGGAATTTATACCAGAAGATTGTATTTGTTTTACTATAAATTCTTGTTTATATTTTGATTCAATTTTATTAATTAAATCATAAGATGCATATGAAGAATTTAAATAATATGGTCCAGTATTTCTTACTATATCCAAATTATCAAAATCTAATTCTTGATTAAATGAAGGTTCAAAATTTTCTTGTATTGGAATATCTTTAAACTCCGAACCAATTAAATATGGATATTCTGGGTTTCCTTCATCATCGAGGCTAAGAAAATATCCATAGTTAATATTTGGGAAATCGTCATTATCTATAAACATCCCATTATATTTGTCTAAATCACCATTAGATTTTGCTTTATCGTAATAAAAATCTTGAACAAAGAATCCAGAATTAAAATTTGGTCTCAAATTTAAATTAACTAAATTTGATACTTCAAACTCAGTAATTTTATTGTAACTCGATTTTAATTGTTTAATTTGTCCATTTATTTTGCCATAAGGACCAAAAATAGGATTTCCATCATATGCCCATCCTAAAATTTGATATGGATTTGTTGATCCTTTTGGTGGATTTTCTGTGCCATTTATATTGATAAAATTATTTAAATTTTTTCTTAATTTTTTAGATGGGTAATAATTTACAAATTGCAATCCAAAATCATCATTATCACTTGGTACAATAACACCTTCATCTTCAAAATTTATAATTGACTTATTTCTTTCAATTTGATTTAATTTCCATTCAAAAACATTGCCTATAAATCTAGCACCAGAACCTCTTTTTTTTATGTCTAATGATGTATTTGTTTTATCATAGTTTAACCCAGAATTAATAACTGAAACTTGAGTTATTTTTCCATTTACTACGGTTGGATGCAATTCAGCATATTTTCCACTTTCACTAGTGACGACTATATCAATATCATTTGAATAACCATTTCCCGCATTTAATATTTGAACGTCAACAATTAAA